ATCATTCCCCAAAATCCAATATATCCTTTTCTGTACATACTTAGAGGAGTGACTGGAGTGCTGGGAGTAGGATTCGAATCCTTCTGTAATTGTTGAAGGCCTTGGATAAGATTGTCTATATCAGACTTATCAAATTCTACAGTATCCTTAGAGAATGGCTTGTAGAATGATACTTTACCATTCTGAGTGGTATTGAGTATACAAATTTGGTTACCTTTAGAATTGGTAATAATCATTTTTTAGGATCCTCGTCAAGTTCTTGTTAAGTTCTTTTTAAGTCATTATAAATTAATTTTCCATCGGCCGGAAACCAATGGGTCGTTATGTTCTTGATAGGATCGTATGAGTATATTCCTGTGGTAAGAAATGGTTTACCTGGATAAGTACAACTCAATAACTCTGGAACGCTGAGCGGTGCTTTAGTATCTAATGGTATTTCTTTGGATAATATCGGAGGCGCCTGGAAAATCGCTGGAGAAAAAGAGAGGATTTTAAGGAAGGTCCTTCTGTTTAAGTGTCGCATTTCGTGTTTTTATATTTTAAGGTCGACATCTGGAGGAGGAGGTGGCGGCGGATTCTCTTGTTCTACCCAAAGACGAATATGAGGATTACCCTTTTGTGTCATTACCGACATCTTGTGTTCAGCTTCTTCTTTAGTATCATATCGAGCACGGCAATAAGATGTACCATTGGATCGCATGACCATTACTTTCCATTCTCGTTGATCTTCAACAAGTGTCTGGATGAATTGTTTTAGTGCTTGTGTATTGTTAGCCATTCTCGTCCTCTAGAGGATCTTCGACTAAATCACTTTCATCAAACGGCCATGGAGTGGAAGTTTGATCCCAATCTGGTGGAAATTCTGGTGGTGATTGTTGTTCTTTTTTCTTAGTGGCCATTTCTATTCTCACATTTACTATAATCCAGGTCTAGCTCTAATTGCTTGCAATTTCTTTCTTTGATTGCTATGGTTGCATCATTTACCATTTTCTCGTATTGTTTCCAATATTCCTCAACAGCGTTGATCCTATCTTCTGTGGTAAATGTAGTCATATCTTCTCCAAAGTTTATGTTGCACTACAACATATTAGTATAAATACTATTAGTACAAACACTAATATAAGGTAACAAATGAAACAAATTTTAAAATTTTTACAAACACTCTTTGATGTTCCTCATGGTACTCAATTAGAAGAATACATCACATGGAAGCGTCCACAAAATCACGCTGATCTAGAAAGAATTATCCAAGAATATCAACGTTCTAGAGCTACTTGGTAATGGGTGTTGATATAATCATTAATTTGATTACGGTATTATTCTAATCAAAAATTAGGACAATCTCGTCCTCAGAAACAACGTAATACTTTGTACCCTCATACTCTAATGGTGATGCTTCGTTCCAATTAGGAAGAATAACATCTCCTATAGCAACATCTAGTGTATCGGGTCCTATCTGAACAACTGTTCCTCTGGTCACCTCGTCACGGTCAGCAGACTTTAAAATAATACCGGAAGCTGTTATTTTTTCCTTTTCAATCATCTCAACGATAATATTATTTTTTAGTGTCTTTATATTCATATTTTTTCCTGTCGTTTATTCAAATATTGATGCCTACATTCATTAATCACCTGTACTGGTACATCTGGATGCCAACCACCAATTAACATATCACAATTATACTTGATGGGAGAGACCTTGTCAAACATTTCGTGGTATTCTTGATTGTTTACATAAGCGTAGGCGAATATCAAAAAAAACAATATTGAGAATAGTTTGATTGTTTCGTAGGTATTAGTCCATTTAGATAACATTTATTGTGGATGTTGTATTTTTATTTTGTTGATGATATCTTGTACCTCATTTTTAATTTGAGAACCATGTGGTAACCAAACTAAAATATGTTGCAACAATTTTTGTAATTCATGTGGATGCATTTTTATTCATTCTTGTAATCCAAAAATTTAATCACAGGTAACTCATTAGCTACCAAAACGTAAGCTTCTTTTAAAGAAGGTGCAATTACTCGACAGTAGAATATACCATCCTCAATGTATATATCGAAAGGTGCAGGACCAGTAAAAGCTTCATCAACAATACACCGAATTTCCCATATCTTTGCTTGTTTACATCTTTTAATTAAAGAATCAAAAATTTTCTTAGGATCAAACGGATCGTGTTCAATTATATCAGTTGCCATTTTCATTTAATAAACCAGGACCAGCATTCTCATTAATAATAAAATCTTCAGCCAAATCTTCAGCTGATTCAATGGTATCAGCCTTTGCTTTATGCCATAACTTATTATCAATATAAAGGTCCACAACATAACCAAATCCAGCTTTATAAACCTCTGCCTTTTTATCACCATTAAAAAACTTGGATATTTCTTTTTCCATATTACTCTCCAAAAACAAATTGTTGCGCTGATTTTTCCGCTTCTTCTTCGTTAATAAATGATTTAGATGAAATAATATCATCACCTTTATAATTCACAACATAATTTTGCGTAAAAATATCAAAAAAAACATCCGCTGATATTTTTCCTGATTTACCCATAAAAGTGACTATACGATCTGTTTCTGTCATGCTATCATTCCTATAAAACGGTTTAATACAACACGGTTACTCAAACGATTACCTGCATATTTACTAAATGCAGAAACCAATCCACGAGTTGTAGCATTTTCTTTTACTTCAAATTCTACATCCACATCAGTATCTAGGCTTTCTGATTTTAACAAATAATACTCATCGAATCCGGCAGAAGTAACAGTAAGAGCTTTATTCTTACGAAACTCAGATTTTAATTTATCAAAGTTTGCGGTTCTTGGAAAAAAGTTGTATGATTCACGACCAAACTCACGACCAGATAAAACATAAAATCCAACAATATTACAACCAGTTCTGGCTTTCAACATCTTAATATACTTAGATGTCAAATCACGACCACGGTTAACTTCACAACGTTCTTCGTGTTTGTTGAGAGGATCACGAATAATCATTTCATGAATTTTTCTATAGCTTTCAGTAACACCATGACCGTAACCCGTATTCTTGTTTCCGTTATCAGAAGTATAATTCACTTCACGGAGAGAATGTCCATCACCATCACTTAAAAACACGGTGTTGACAACCTGTAACTTGTATTGCTTTTGAAATTGAGGAACAATTGTCATGGCAGATATGATGGTTTCAGATAAAGGAGTTCCACCTTTTTGAAACCAATTAGGTTTGTAACCACGATATTCTGACATTTCAACCAATGCTGAACCGGCATAAGTGAATTCTACAGCCGACATTTTACTAGAAATAATATTCAGTAATTTAAATCCTCTTAAATTAATTTCTCCATCCTTAAATTCTTGGGAATATAATTCGTCATATTCAGAACTAAAAGCATATACTTCGTAAGGAATATTAACTTTTTTACAAAACATAACCAAATTAATTAGTTGTTTAACGGTATTAGTCATATGGTCAGACATTGACCCGGACCAATCCAAAGACATTACAAGACCATGTGATTTGCCATTGGGTACAACGGTAACCTTTTTGAAAATATCATCGATCAGCTGGTAAGCATAAATTTTACTCATATTCAATTCACCAGTTTTGGCAATTGAAGCTCGTTTCAATTGATCGGCATTTTTACGCAACTCAAATTCTTTGGCGAGATAACTAACAACCTTTTTGGCATCATTGCGGATTTTCATGAAACCTTTAGTGTCGATTCCAACAAAATTTGGATTCCAATCCGATTGGTGAGAAGCAACATCATCACGATGTCGTTTCCATAATGCCTTGTGTGTTACAATTACTTTATCTAAATTGACTGTAGGAATATTACCATAGTAGTATACTTTATCTTCGTTTGCAAATAACTTGCTTTCGTTTTTACGATAAGATTCATCGGTATGAGATTTAATTTGCTCATCATTCTCACCTTCAGGATTACTGCCGTATTTTTCCGCTTCATTCTTTTGATCAGATTCTTCATCCTCATCATTATTAAGGCTGCCATTATCAATACGGGTTTCAATTTCATCGTCCCATTCATCATCTTCGGATTCTTCGTAACCTTCGGAATCAAAATCTTCATCGCCATTTTCATTTTTATAATTAGTATTTTCTTCTTTACGTTTATCCGCTTCTTCTTTCATGTATTCCATAACCAACTTAGCTACAACAATTACATCATCATAAGTTTCGGTATTTTCAATTTTATCAATTAAAAATCTTTCAGTAGAATTGAACTTAATGCCTTGCGCAGCGCCACCTTTAGTATAAAGATTAACACGGTCAATAAAATTCATATCATTTAAATCGGTGCCATTTGTACCAAAGAAATCTTTTTCGATGAGTTCACGATATGCACGAACAAACGAGGTACGAATACCTGGATATTTGTATTTGATTTTTCTTTCAATACGAGAATCCTCCAACACATTCATAATGCTCATTGGAAGTTTTTCTTCGTGAGCTTTTATCATGCCGTCTAACGGAGTATAGAGTGCGTGACCAACTTCATGTCCCATAAAAAGGTCATAAAGATAACCAGAAATATTCTTATCTAAAATTGGAACAGTAAGGATGCGATTCTTAACATCAAAAGCTGCAGTATTGGTGTTGCGCTGTTCAATGGTCAAGTTTTCGGTAGCCATAAGTTTGGCTAATAATGATTTAGATTGAATGAGTTCCATGAATTCTCCGATTTAAAATACTATTATAACTCAAATTCAAACTACCGTCAACTTGTTTTTGAAATGGTGTTGTATTTTAACAACACTTTTTTGTATTGCTTAATTATAGGTAGTAATTTTGCGTAATTTAGGCCAAAATCTTCTACCAACTCTTTTTTGGTACTTGTAGCCATGTAAGCTTGTACTTCATCTTTAAGGACTTCTTTATTATATCCTAACTCTTTTAATCTTTTGATCATTTTGGAATATTCCATTCGAAATTTTTTATAAAAATCGTAAATTAAATAATCCATTTCAAATCTATAAGCCAAATTCAAATCATACAAAGCATGAGCAATTTCATGGTTAGTACAAACTGTATCACCTTTGATTACACCAATAATATAAAAATCTACACCATTAATAATGTTTTGATTCATATTTGCACTAATAGATTCTGCTAATTTATTTTCGTGTAGTGTTAAATCTCTCTTTTGTGACCATAAATTCCACACCCTACTTGGTAAATTAAAGCCCGACCAAAAAGAAAAGTAATTAATGTTACCATTATCATCCATTGATTCATTAATAAAATCATAAAATGAAAAAAATTGATTTTTCAATGCTTTTTTGTCGGATTCGTAATATTCCTGAACACGACAAAAGCTTAAAGCAAGGTCTTTCTGCTTTTTAAATTCAAAAAGAATGCAATTTTGCACAGGATTTCTTACTTTAAACATTATTGATACATTTCTTTCATTTTTGCGTAATTTGACTGATCTTTTTCATGTCCTGTTAGAGCAACCCATTGACGAATTACTAAATCCAGCGTTTTCCATGTAGGAAGTTCATCTTCTTCGTGTTTTTGCTCGAGCCAAATATAAATTCCTGCATCATTCATGATTTTTTCCTTCGTTTTTATCAAAAATTTGTTGTTCAATTGATGCCGCAAGCTCTTCAGCTAGTTTTGGATTGAATTTTACAAGAAAATACGCAACATCTTGTGCAGGAATATGCCTCATGTTAAATATAATCTCATCAATACCTCTTAAAATCTGTGCTTCTTCATGTTGTGCTAACATTTTTATCCACTTTCATTAAAAATTTATTATCTTCTCATGCTAGATAAATCTTTTGCTTCATTATCACTAAAAACCGGCACAGCATTTGATTTGTGCATTGTACCAATACCTTTAATTTTATCTCCTGTGTATGAATTTCCGAATTTCTTAACACAAGTGATAAAACCTGTATCTAAACTGGCGATCTTTGGAGATTCTCGGCCTACAGGAACGTCTTTAAGATATCCTGTGAGAGATTTATTCTTGGATTTGGAAATAATACGTTTGGAAGATAAAGAATTTATGGAAGATAACCATTCTTCTTTTCGTTGTTGTTGTAACTTAGAAAGCTTTTTTTGTTTAGATTTTGGAATATATCCATAGATTAACATAATAATTTCTCCAATCAAGAGAAACCATTATATTACAGATTGAATTAAAGGTCAAGCGGTTGTTGTTTTAAAGCAACAAAAATACCAATACCTTTATTTTAAAAGCGGACATACCTACTTATGATTAAAAAACCAAAAACTATTATTTTATTTTGGTAAACTTACGCTCGATCTCTTCCTCGGAGTAAGCATCTTCATATTCCCAATTCTTTAATTGCTTTTTAATTTCTGGATGTTCACTTTTACGTTTTACACTACTTAAAAAATTCTTAGCGTAAGAGTAATCATCTTTATAATCTTGATTCTTACGAAATTTTCCTACAAACTTAGTCACTTACATCTCCTATTTCATGGTTTCAAAAGTTATGCCTCTGATTTTAGCCTCTGGCATATTATGCATATCCATATCCGAAACATAGGTTATTTCGGCATGGGGATAACAAATCTTGACCAATTTCAATAATTGGCAAACTGTACCATCTGAATCATTGAAAGAAAATATTTCATCGACACAACTTAAACTTTTAATAATTTCACGGCGAGTATCATAATTTTGTACCACACCACCTTCAGACCACATCATCCACCAATCAGAATGTATGCCGACAATTAACCAATCTCCTTTTATATGACATCGTTTTAGGAAATTAAGTTCATTAAGTGTAAGTGGGTCAAATGTTCCAGTAGTTATTATTATTTTTTCTGGTTCGTGCATTTATGGTAATAAGCTTGGAAACGCCTCTTTAATGAATTTGTAATTTAAACCATGAACACCTAAATCTTTTTTAAAGATACCCATAACAACTTCTGCTTCACGGGGTTCCATTCCCTCTAACATTTTCACAAGTAATTCACTTCTTTTTTGTGGTGTTAATTTTTCTGCGGCTGGATTGTTTTTTTCAAATAAATAAAATTTTCGTATTTCCGTAGAAATTTGCGTTCTTGTAATTCCTGGTAACTGGTCTGTCGGCAAAAGATAAGTTTCTGGCATTTCTGTTATCAACCATTGGTATTTAGGATGATAGGTTAACTCAAAAACTTCTACTAATGTTTTAGATAAGTTTTTTCCTATTACATCCATCTTTTCTTTTTTTGATTCAGCCAATTCAAATTCATCTAATATCTCGTAGATATTCTTCATTAAAATTCCTCAATTACTTCCATTAAGTTTTTTAGTTTGTGTTCAATAAAATAATTTAACAACTTACCTTTGGCAGGTTTCGTTTCATCATAGGTATTTATAATTTTAGTTTTAATATCACCAGGAATTAATCGTAAATCAATTAGTGTTTGGTTACGAGAAAATCCATCTCTTGCCGCATCATCTTCCCATTCACCATAATGTTTCGCCATATATTTTTCAATAACCTTCTGTGTAATAGGCTTCTGACGGAGATCACGGACAAAGCAATCGGAAGGTGAAAATATGTTAGGTATGCCGTCACCTTTATCACCACGAATAATCTTCTCCTTGAGTTCATCCAATGGTTTTTCGGACTTTACAAATTTCTTTTGGGATGGATTGTATTGCTTAATGGTATGATTGTTAAGTTTACCATTATACATTTGTAATTGTAGAAAATCTCCATCACTGGAAAGAATCAAAATGTTTTCATGCGCAATATGGCGAGGAGCTAACACACCAATGATATCATCCGCTTCAGCACCTTCTACGTCAAGAACTTTGTATGGAAAATTATCTTTAAGTTCAGCTTTAAACTTGGCAAGCATATCAAAAATTAAATGCCAGTCCAAATCGGATTTTTCACGGGTTTTCTTGCGACCTGCTTTGTAGAATGGAAAGAATTCTTTTCTCCAATATTTTCTATTATCACAGCACAACACCACTTCGCCGTATTCATTCCTAAAGTTTTTAACATGGTTTCGGATAATATTTAATATCATATGGCGAATTAGGTTTTCGTCTAATTTACCCTTATGATTGGCAATTTGTGCCATAAGTCCGGCAAGTAATACTTGGTTTAAGTCAACGAGAATCATAACAAACTTTCAATAGTTTCAATTAAATTCTATTGTATCAGATTTTTGTCAGTTTGTCAAACGTTTTTTGTATGAAGTTATTGGATGTGGTAGTTTTGCGAGCCATAATACCAAACCAGTTTTCTGGTATTAATCCAGACATATATTCTAACGGATCGGCAAAAATGGCATCAAACCGATCAACACCATATAATTCATCGGTATCATAATTTTCTTTGAATAATATAACATGATATGTATTACCCATTTTTGATACACCAATCGGATCACCTGGATTTTTGTAGATTGCTCCTTCTACTTGCACTTCATTTTTTTTATCTCCAGGTAAAAAGAAATAAGCATCAAACTGTTCTTCCTTGAGGATTTTGAGAAACTCTAACATTGTAGTCCTTAATATGTGATTTGCGTACTCTTACCATTATCCAAGTATTATAGTAATCATCAGATTCCATAACACCACGGATAAATTGCTCTTTTGCTTCTAGATAACCACATTCGCCTTTAGAACGGCATAGATGTAATATTTCACGAGAAAAGTTGTCATGACCTAATTGTAACACATCTTGCTTCAATGTGTCACTACTTCCATAGTAAGTTTGCCAATCACTTGGAGCTTTGTACTTCTTTTTTTTACCTTTGACTTGCTTGGTTTTGGCAGAATAAAAGAATTTCTTGCCTATGTACATTTTGTTATTCGTCAGGTTTTTAATCTGATACACGAACCCGTAATTATCACCAATCAAATCTTCGGTAAAATCTTTACCATTATGTTGCCAGTTTAGTCCCATTCCTTATTATCCAAATCATCATCTTCATCCTCTATGTAGGCTTCGGATAATTCTTGGATAACTTCACCACAAAATGGGCAATGTTCTGGTAAATCTTGTGAGACCATTTCTTCCATAAATTCTACTGTATAAGTTGATTCACAGTTCTGACAATCGCCAGAAAGAACCTTGTTTGTCATTCTTTTTCCTTAGTGTGCCCAAACATCACTCCAATCTCCAGATAAAGCACCTTTTGCATAATCGGTTGCTCTATTCTCAAAAAAGTTTGTGTGTGTTGGTGCGTTAATCATTTCCTCCACCCAAGGTAAAGGATTGCGTTTCACCTTAAACTGACCTTTTAATCCTAAAGATATTAATCTACGGTCTGCAATATAACGAATATATTTTTTAACATCTTCAGCAGATAAATCTTCCATGGCACCCATTGCGAATGCCAAATCAATAAATTTATCCTCTAATTCTACCATTTTTTCAGCAATCGTGTATAATCGACCTTTAAGTTCGTCATTCCAAATCTCACGATTTTCTTCTATATATGTCCTAAACAATTTAATCATATTTTCGGTATGTTGAGTTTCATCCACAATAGACCAAGTAACAATCTGGCCCATACCTTTCATTTTACCGTGACGAGGAAAATTAAGTAACATAATAAAGGAACTAAACAGCTGCATACCTTCGGTGAAAGCGGAGAATGTAGCAATGTGTGTTGCTGTATTTTCTTTAGTAGTATTTTGACCGGAAATATTCAAAACATAATCATGTTTTTCTTTCATCGCCTGATACTCCATAAAGTCATTATATGTAGTATCGGGTAGACCAAGGGTTTCAATAAGGTGTGAGTAAGCAGCAATGTGTAATGCTTCTCTTGCAGCAAAACCCAAAAGCATCATCCGAATTTCGGGCTGAGGGAAATAAGGAAGATAATTATTAACATAGCCACCAGCAACGTCAATGTCTCCTTGGGTGAAGAATCGAAAGATGTGTGTGAGAAATTGTTTTTCT